CAGGGACTCAACCAGCCCCTGCCAGTTGTTGCCTGCGTTGAACAGGTTCAGGTGTTTTAACTTACGGGGTAAGGCCATGTGTTCAGCTCCTTATGCTTTAACGCTGGCGGCGAAGTTGACCAGATACTGGTCAGTAATGCGCTGGCGCAGCATCAGGTTTTCCAGCGGCGGCACCGGCGTGTAGTCGTAGTCGATAAACAGCTGTCCGGCCTTGAGCGTCTCTTTGGTGTTCACCGAGTCATCCAGCCAGCAGCTTGCGCCGATGAGATAGCCCTGATTCACCAGACTGCGCAGCTTCGCGTTGATGCCTTCGATAATGTCGCGGGCAAGCGACGGATTAAGCGGCCCGTCAACGGCCCACATCTGCGCCTCGGCCATCGTGTCGGCCAGCACCTGCGCCGTGCGGGTGTAGGTTTCAAACTGAAAGAGCGGGTCATCACTGAGGCAGCGCGAACCCCAGAAGCGGAAGCCGTCTTTACGGATCAGCGTGGTGACGTCGTTCTGGTTCAGCAGGCCCGCATCGGTTGCCGGGTCCTGCAAGTCCCACGACACGTCTCTGGAAATGCCGGTGACGCCGTTCACGCCAACGTTGGACAGGGACTTGTGCCAGCCGGTCGTTTCGTCAATTCTGGCGCGCAGGCCGAGCGCACGGGCGGTGGCATACGCCGCCGCATCGGCTTTCAGCACTGTGTCAAAGCTGATGAAGTCAGGCCAGATGAGCATCCCTTCGCGCTGACTGAAATTGGCGCGGTACGCGATGACCTCGGACACGGTTTTGCAGCCGTAAGCCGAGATATACGCAAAGGCTTTCAGGCTCTGCGCCACGCTCAGCAGCTCGGTGGCGACTGCTTTGGTGTCATGTCCCGGCACGCCGAGAATGCGCGGCTTCACGCCGCAAACGGTCTGCGCGGCCAGCAGGGCTTTCATGCCGGTGCGCATCCCGTCATCGGTCACGCCGCCGATAATGTTGGCGGAGGTTTCCGCCTCGGTTGCGCCCTGAGCCACGCGTACCACGACAACCAGCGGTTTCGCCTGGTCGGCGATGGCGTCGAGTGACGCCGCGAGGGTGCCGGTTTTGCCAGCTTTACCGCTGGCGGTAAGAATGTCGGTGAGTAAAACGGGACGGTTCAGCGGGAACGTTGCCGCGTCGGCGTCGTCGCCGGTGCAGACCATCCCGATGATGGCTGTGCTGACGGTGGTAATGGTTCGGGTGCCTTCGTTAACTTCAATAACGCGCACGCCGTGGTGATAATCCTGTGCCATGTGGCGGTTCTCCTGTGAAGGGGTTCCGCTATGGTGAAAGGTCGCGGGCGCGGGTGCACCCTGATGGCATTGTGCGGGGGATGACACAATGAAAAAAGGCCCGTAACGGGCCGATGGGTTATTCTGGTTTTGCAGGCCAGCGGCCATCAGATGTGGAAGTAAGATCCACGGCATTGAGCGCATCAATATAATCCATCCACTGATTAAGCTTCGCACTTTCCGTTTCAGTCAACTCCCTGCCCATTAGCAACTTTGTTTTCCAGATGGAAATAGCCTGCTCAGCTTCTCGCATTAAGGTCTCGCGCTTTTGCTCAGCAATTATCTGGCGTTGTTTTGGGCTAGGCTCAGGTGGTTCAGTCAGAACGGGGTTACCTTGACTATCCGTTGATATAACTTTGCCACCTGCTTGTCCGATAACAAGCGCCTGCCACTCTTTCTCCGTTATTTCCAGCTGGTCACCTGACACCCTATCTGAGGTAAACCCCGCTTCATCTGAATAGAACATTTTAAACTGGCCCCACTGCAATGTATTTGAATGCAATCGCCCCGTTTGCTGCATTTCCGGGGCCATCTTTGGCGTACATCGTTACTTTATTTGCGCCTGCAGGGGAGCTGGCAATGCTGAAAACTCCACTTCCTACATCAGTTGCAATGAAAGTGAAGCCATCACCGCCAAAGGCAAGAGGGAGCGTAAAAGTCAGCACGCCATTCGAGAATGTACCCGACCCATTGCCTTCCATCAGACGTTTTTTTCCCGCGATATTAATTGCCGAAAATACGCTCGCCACACCATATATTGCAAAGCTGTTCATATCCGGTATCTGATTAGCACCCGTCCCGATATCCCTCTTCGCAGCTTCACCCAGCCCCAGATTTTTAAGGAAGGCGGACACGTCGGCAATATCGGCGCCGTTCTTCGCAATATCCATCTTACCGGCGAGCTTGTTCAGCACCGTGGTGGAAAAATTCGCATCACCGCCCAGTGCATCGGCCAGTTCTTTGAGCGTGTCGAGGGCTTCGGGCGCACCGCCTGCCAGCGCCGCCAGTGCCGCCTGCACAAAGGCCGTGTTTGCCATCTGCGTGTTGTTCGTGCCGGGTGGCGCCGTGGGTGTTTTCGGGGTGCCGGTCAGCACCGGGCTGTTGATCGGCGCATACTGCGGATGCGGGTTGGTCGCTTTCAGGTGCGCATCCATCAGGCTGTCAGCGTACTGGCGCACCTCCAGCGCTTTGTCATCCACATACTGACGGGTCGCCAGCACCACCGACGGGTCAATTTTCAGCGTAATGGCGTCCGTGCTGTTCACAATCAGGATCATGCGCACAGTCTGCGTGCGCCCGCTGCCCTCCAGCAGGGCGGGCTTGTAGGTTTCCGGCGTGTTGCAGACCGCAATCAGCGTGCCGTCTGCATCAAACAGGCCCATTTCCCTGATCCAGAAACCGCCCTCGGTTTCGGGGATGACCTGCTCGGCAATCACCTGGCTGGTGTTGGCCGGATCGATGCTCAGCGTGTTAATGGCCGCGCGTCGCTTTTCGCTAATCAGCGCTGTCTGGCTGGCGTTGGGCGTCGGCAGTGTGCCGCCCCCGTCGCCCACGGCCATCTGCGTGATACTCAGTTTTGTGCCGAGCGCGGCGGCATTGGCAATCTTCGCCGCGCCGAGATTGGTCACTATGGCGTAATATTTCTGGCTCATTGTCTGATTTCCATCATGTCAGTAACGTGAACCGCCGCGCCGCTGTAAAGCCCGCCGCTGACGGAAATGTTTTCGGGGGTGTACGGGTAGACGGTCATTGCGTCGCCGTCGTAGCTGCCCGCCGCAATGCGGGTTTCGCCCGTCACCTGCAGGTTTATCGACATCCCCAGCAGATGACGGCTGCAGGGTCTGGCGTCGCTGATAAGGCGCTCAAGCTCTGAATAGGTTTCCTCGGTGATACCCTGATCCTGCACGCCGATATCCAGACGAAACGTGCCGGGCGCTTCGCCGGTTTTCCACCACTCCAGCACGCGGATAAGAAACCCGAACGGCTCTACCACGCGACGCACGGCGCTGATGGTGCCCTTGTGCTGATGGATGTAAAACGCATCCATCACCACGCGGCGCTTGACGCTTTCCGCCCAGGCTTCGTCCCAGCGGTCAACCGAAAATGACCAGGCGAGATAAGGCAGAAACCACACCGGACAGGTGGCAGGGTTCCACAGGTCACGCAGCGGGACGTCCAGCCCGCTGATGCCGCTGCACGCCTCGGCCAGCCTGCGCTCAAGCGCCGAGGACGCGGGGGGTAACAGGCTCTGACTCATCATCCTCCCCCGTTATCGCTGGCAACCGTGACCGCCACTGCCGTGCAGTTGCCCGCCTGCGTGCGGTCCAGAATGATGTCCTGCGCCGGTTCCGTGATTTCCACCCAGTCCACGCCCGCCACGCGCAGCACCGCCCCGTAAGACTCGCGGCGCACGCTGCGGCCCAGCTTTTTCTGGTCGGTCAGGTAAGCGGCCATTGCAGCCTGCGCCGCCTCCAGACACGGGGCGGCGGCCACGCCGTCAAACAGGTGCAGCGTTGCTTTTACCTGATAATCGAATATCGTTGCGGCCTGCACCGTCACGCGGTCAGCCACCGGGCGCACGGTTTCAGCGTTAAGCGCGGCGTTCACTGCATTCAGTAAATCGTCCGTTGCTGCGCCGCTGTTTTCACGACTCAGCACGGTAATCAGCACTTCCGCCGGGGCCGGACTCGTTGCCGACACGTCAGATACCCGTCCGTCGGCACTCTTGGCGTAAAACTCATACGCCGCCGTCGGCCCGGCCACGCTCAGCCCCTCAAAGGCACCCGGCACGCGCAGGCGCAAATCGTCGTCGGACTCCATCACCGCCGCCACGGGCGGTACAGCGTCGGGGTTGGCCGGGGTGATGGTCAGGCGCTTAACGTTGTTGTTTGCCGCCAGCTGGTCCAGATCGGTGCCGAGCGCATAGGCCACCATGACCGCCTGCGCCGCCTCATTAATGCGCTGGCGAAGCAGGATTTCGCGGTAGACGTTTTCCTGCAGGCACTTGACCAGCGGATCGGATTCCAGCGCCAGCACGCTGCGCATAGCGCCCTGCTGGT